TGGTAGCTGTGGGCTTTTTCTATTTGAATTAAATTCCTGGCCGCTGCGGCCCTGGCTTTTTTATGGATTCGGCGGGCGGCTTTCTTTGACAGGCGCATAACGCGACTTATAGGCAGCTGCGGCCCGCGCTGCGGTTTCCCGGTTAAGTGTCCAGCGGTAGCGGCCAGGCTTTTAGATAACGGCCCCAGGGGGCGCGCTATCGGGTTCGGGTACGTCGCCAGTGTAAACCGCGTCGGCTAGTACCCGGTCGATTATCAGACGCGCCGATAAGGCGCTGCGTAAGTGCTTCGTTTCGGTTTGCTGCCCTACAGGTCCTACCAGGTCGCCTTCCAGGTATTCCGCTTCCGTAAGGATATTACGAATAAGCATACCGTTACCTGTAAGCGCCCCGTCTTCCCAGGCTACCCGTACTTCGTGGCCCTGTATGGTCCCTTTCGCTTCGAATCTCATAGCGACGCCATTACCCCCATAACGAAGTTATAGTAATCGGGGTCCGTTTCGATCTTGTAGCTTCCCGTAAAGACGCTTTCGGCCCCCATACTGAATATTTCGAAGTACGACGTTTCCCGGTTCCCGTAGTCCTTACCCATATACGGGTTTAAGAATTTATCGAAACGGGTTACTTCGTCCTTCCGATACGGCGCGCCTAGCCATTGTAAGGATTCGCCCGCCGTCCTTCGGTCATAGAATTGCTTTTCCAGCTTTCGTATCGCTGGTACTACGTGTTCCATCCTATGGGCGAATTCATGAACCGCGACGCGAGTAAGCTGGTCGTCTGTACGCCCGCTTATTCTGAATTCTGAAAGGCTGTTACCGCCCCGATAATAGCCCCTGGTAACTACCTTCGCGTCCAGGGGGTTAAAGGTTTGCGATACGTCCAGCCATTTCGTAGGATAGAAGCGCTGCGCCCTGGCTATGGCTTCCTTCGCTTTCGTTTGGCTGCCTTTTGCCCAGTTATGCGAAGCTGTGCTGCCCATTTGTCGGATTTCCGAAAGTACCTTTACGGCATTGTCGGCCCGAAGCGTTTTAAGCGACGCCAGGGCTTCGTTATACGCCTTTTTCTTATCCCCGAAGGCGGGCCGTAGTTTATCCAGCTGCGCTTCTATTTCCTTACGTCGCCTGCTTCCTTCGTCGCTGCCCCAGTCCAGCCCCCAGGCTTCGCTTTGTAGGTCCTGGATTTGCTTATACAGCGAGTCCAGTTCGTCCTTCATTGTGTCGGCCTGCTGCTGGATTGCCGGGGCCTGATCGGCGATCCGTTTTTCGACTTCTTGGCGTACCAGGTCGCCGACTTGCCGGGCCTTTTCTTCGGTATCGACGCCAGCAGCCAGCAGCTGCTTTACCGGGTCTGCCCAGGTCGTCGCAGCCGTAGCCGCTGTAGCCGCTGTCGCTGCGGTAGCAGTTGGTAGCCCGCCGCGCCGTTCGTCGTTTCGAAGATAGCGCCGGGGGTCGTCGTTCCGTAGCTTTTCGTCCAGGTCGATACCGCGCTGCTTCGCGTAGTCCCTGTAGGTCCGGGCTTTCGTGTAAATCCGTTCCCCGAAGGCCGTTTCGCTATCTCCTTCGCCGCGCGCTATCCGTTCACCTTCCCGAACGCCCAGGGAAGCCAGTACCGGGCTGTATTTGCAGCGGCAATTCGGATGATTCGGGATACGTTCGCCTGGCCTGCCGGGTATTTCCGGGGTATCGTAGGCCAGATCGTATATCTTGCTATCGTTTGCCGCGTCCTTCGGGGCCGTTCGGCTGTCCAGGGTCGCGTTCCAGCGCTTTCCGTCCAGTATATCCGCGTTCTGCATGAATACATGGCTGGAAGCCTGGGAAGCAGCCCGGTTTAATTCCGTCCGGGCCAGCCGAACGCTATTAAAATAGCCTTCCTGGGCGACGGACTGTATATTTCTGGCCGTTCGGTTAATATCGTACCCCTTTTGTACTGCTTCTTCGACGGCGGCGCGCATTTTAAGCGCTAGGTACGCCGTATTCGCCCGTATGCGGCTTCCGTAGGTCTTCGAATCGGATAACCAGGGGTTCGCCAGAACGCCCATTATCTGGCCGTACGTGACGGCTGGCGCGATAATCGCGGCCTGGGTTGCGTCTTGCAGCCCGAAGGCATGAAAGTGATAGCTTTCGGCATATGTGAATGCCAGGTTATTCGTAAGCTTCCCAGTCTGTTCGGCTTCCCTTACGTAATGCATCAACTTTCCCAGGTGGTCGATAGCCCGCTGCATATTCCGCAGCTTCGCTTCCTGTATGGGCTGCCTGCGAATTGGCACGCCCTGGGCGTCCTGCATTTCAGCGATTAAAGCGGCCATTTCCTGGCCTATCCGCTGCCCGGCCCGCTGCCAGAAGGGCGCTATTTCCTTCGCGTACTTTAAGGCCCGCTGTTCCAGGATAGCGTCGTACTGGGTTACGTAAGCGTCCAGCTTTGCCTGGCGCTGCGCTATGCGCTTATCCAGTTCGGGATTCGTGGGCGGTTTCGGGTTCGCCATAGGTTACGCCCCGCCAGCCGCGCCGCTGCCGCCTGTGCCGCCGCCCCCGCCAGCTGTCCCTGTATTCGTAAATTCGTCGCCAAAGCCCATAGCCCCCAGCGCCTGCTTCGCGGCGTCTTCCTTCTGCTTCTTCATTTCGTCCAGCGCCGCCTTCGGGTCGGGAATGAACCATAGCAATTCGTAAAGGTACGAATCGGGTACGACGCCAGCCAGCTGCGCTACGATCTGCGCTATTTCCAGGTAATTCTGCGGCATGTTACGGTTAAACGTGAATCCTACCCAGTCGCTTTCGTACAGCTGTACGCTGGTCGGCGGCTTTTCGTCGCCTGCCAGTACCGGGTAAATATCTTCGACGCCAGCTTCGGCCAGGCGTTTCGCGTTAAGGAAGTCGGTAAGTACCGCTACCAGGCGCTTTATCGCCCCGGTAAAGTAAACTTCTTTCTTCCCTGCCTTGATATCGACGCCCGCATACTTTACCTTTATTTCGGTCGCCGTCGCCCCGGATAGGTCCGATAGCTTCGGGATAAACGCTTTTTCGTGCAGCGTATCCCGCAGGCGGTCCAGGAAGTTTTCTACGGCCTTATCGTCCTGCGGCGGCGCTATAAATTTAGCATCACTTTGAAGATTCTTTAAGGCGATAGCCCGCGCCTTCCGCATAGCCATTACTTCGCCTTCGGCTTCCTTCTTCGTCCCGCCGATAGTCGCCCCGATAAATACCAGAAAAGCGTCTTGCAAGCGGTCTACCATATTCCCCTTATCGCTTATGGCGTTCGCGTATTCGTCTACCAGGTCCAGGATACCCCCGGCCAGATCGGATACGCCCGCCTTCTTCTTCCGTTCCTTGTACGTCGCCGGGCTGCCATTCAAAAAGACGGCTACCGGGATACGGGCCGCCTTATGTTCGGTTACGAATTCGTCGCCTGTGTCCGGGTCCAGGATAACGCCGTCGCCGTTGTCGTGGATTTGCAGCCAGGTTACGAAGCGCTGGTCGTATATTTCAACTTTTGTAACGGGTATCGGCTTGTCTTCGCCTAGCTTAAAGACTTCGGTATCGTACGCCCGGATAACCAGCCGCAGCCGCCCGCGCGAATCGTATACGGGAATCATTTCCTGTATTGCGAATTCTTCGAAGTCGATATTTCCGTCTTCGTCTACCCAGCCCAGGCTGGAAGCCTGCCCGGCTACGCTGCCCTGGGTAAGCATTTCACGCAGTACCCGCTGGCCGTCTTCCTTTTCCAGCAGTTCCAGCAGCTGCTGGCGATATTCCCCCAGCAGTTTTACTTTTTCTGGGGCTGGCTTGCCGCCGTCGGCCTTATCTTCGAAGGCCCATACTATCGGGTTACCCAGCATATAGTCTACTACGAAGTCGATTATAAGCCCGGCCAGCGTGGCCTGTATTTTATGGTTTATGTCGTCGCCCCGGCTTTTGTCCCGGTCGTCGATACTGTCTAGGTATCCGTCGTACGCCCGCTGGTATTCGGCTACCTTGTCTTCGTCCAACTGGCTACGGTGTCCGTCTATTACATTCTTAATCCAGGCGCTATTATCCGTTACCCAGGTCGCCGCAGCTGCGCGCGCTGCTTCCAGCGTAGACTGTGCTGCCAGCAGCTGGGGGATTTGTCCTACTACCGCCATATGTTAGGCCCTCCTTTCGTCGTCTTTTTGGTTAGCCGCCTACGTCACCCCGATCATAGGCCGACGCTTTACGGCCCTGCGGGTCTTTCATCATGTAGGCCGCCCTAATCAGCAGGAACAGCCCCATAACTACGTCGTCATGGGGTACATGTCCTTCCCTGCGGGGTTTCGCAGAATGCGGTACGTGAAAGTTTATTTTTTGTTCCTTCTTCGCTACCCGTACCAAGTTTTCCAGCTGCCAGCGTGCTTCGTCCCATAGGTCGGCCTGCTGCGGATTGCTTACCGGGCGGCGTGGCATACGAAAAAGGCCGCCCTGGACGTAAGCGTAAGCCAGATAACCCAGCTTCGACTTATTTTCATCCCCGGCAGCCTTGAATTTATAGGCTTCTATTTCCATTTCGGGCAGCTGTTCGATAAGCCAGTAGGCCAGCGGTTCCCCCAGGCCTGTAGCGTCGCAGCTGCCGCCTATACAGTTCCAATGTTTAAGAATTGTCTTTATCTGCGCCCGCTGCTGCGTATGAGCCTGGCCTACCCATTGATAGAAGCATACCGGGACTATTACGCCGTCTGGCATTAATTCGCCTATTGTAAGTATGGTCGCGTCCCGCTTATGGTTACCGGCTTCGACTTCTTCCAGTTCGGTTATGGCTTCTTCCTGCCCGGCTACGTCTATTGAAAAAATGTAACTGCTTCCGAGCTTCGGCCCTTGCCGCATTTCGAAGGTCGCCGCGAATATTCGGGCCAGCTGTTCTTCGGAAAAATACTTCCCGATGGTATCGATGAAGTTAAGAAGGTACTGGGTCTGTACCGCGATATGATTTTCGCCCAGGCGCGCTACCAGGTTATCATAGAACGTCTTATAGTTCATGTTCCCGGCAGCTATTACCCGGTCGGCGTCGATCTTAAAAACAAGCTTCGGCCTGTAGCCGATCTGTGCTTCCAGGCGGGCTTCCATATCGTAAGCCTGCTGTAAGCCCTGGTAGATAAAACAGCCTTTCGTCCAGGCGACGCCATATAATACGGTCGTCGCATTGTTGAAGCTGCCCATAGGCTGCGCGTCGCGGTTCCATTTGGCTTCGTCTATGTCCTGGGCTTCGTCACCTTCCAGCAGCGTAAAGGCCGTCTGCGAAGCGACGTTCGCTGTAGGGTTAATCGACAAAAACGCCCATTTATTTGAATCGCGGGGCTTACCGATATGGAATTTATAGCCGTCGCTTTTCGTCCAGGTGCGCTTCGTTACGACGCTGCCCGCCAGGCCCCCGCTGTCCGGGGCGTCTGCGCCTTCCAGGCGGTCCATGCTGGCCTGTACCTGGGGCTTATGGACCGGGGCGAATTTAACGCCGCTTATCCGTTCCCCTGTAAACCAGCCGTACAGCATAAGGTAATGCTGTACGAAGGCGCTTATTTCGTTCTTCCCAGCCTGGCGGCTTATCATGACTACGATAAACCAGCCCAGGCCCTGTAAGGCCGAATATATAATGGCGTCGGCGACTTCCAGCTGGTAGTCGTACGGGTCATTCTTCCGCAGCAGCCGCCAGGCCGTCCGTAGATTCTCCCGCAGGAACAATTCTTCCAGGCTGTTTATCGTATTGTAGGGCAGGGCGTCCCGCGCTTCGCGTACCGTCTTCGGTACACTAACGACGACGGGCGCGCCGCTTATGGGGTCGGCGTCTTCCAGGTAGTCGTATTCGATTAGCTTATAGGCGCTGGTTCCGTCTATCATGGTTTCAGCCCTGCCAGCTTAATTATCGCTACTGGCGGTAGGTGCTTATATTCCTGCGGCGTTACGCCCTGCGCTTTCAGTATCGCGATAGCCTGGGCCAGCTGCCCGTCTTTATAAGCCTTTTCGTCCATCCTGGCCGCCCCCCTTTCCCTGGAATTGAAAAAGCCGCCCGAAGGCGGCCTATATGTGCTTCCATGTTCTACGGTTTAATATGTCGGATACCGTCGCTATCTTCACGTCGTACTTTTCGGCCAGGTGCTTCATAAGTACCTTACCTGGTTCGTATTCGGCCCGTATGGCCCGCACAGTGTCTTCGGAAAGGGTCGGCTTAAACCATACGCCTTTCGCCAGGTGCGCGACTTTCCGATTATGCCGCCAGGCGGCGATTTCTTCCGGGGTCGTGTACTGGGCCTTTTCAGCTTCGTACTGTTCCAGGCCTTCCCGGATATGCCCCCATGACTCCCCGGTAAGAAGATAGCCTAAAGCGCTATGCGATAAGCCGTATTCTTCGGCCAGCTGCTTACGGCCTTTCTGGCCCGAATAGTACGCCCGGCGTATTTCGACTACCTGGGCGTCGGTTATCTTCGCCTTGTAGTGTCTGTCGCCCTTGGGTATGGCTTCCTTAAACCGTTTTTTGTGCTTCTCCTTATGCCAAGCGACGTATTCTTCCAGCGAATCGAAAGACCGCCCGGCTTCGGGTATATACAGCCCCATGAAAATTACCTCCCGCTGGACCGTTTACTGCGATCTTCGGCGATTTTCGCCAGTATGGCCGCTTCCAGGTCTGCGTATTTCGGTTCCAAATAAGGGCCAGGTACACCCTCATTCATTTTCCGAACTATCGCGCATTCCAATTCCAGCAGTATGTCTTCATAATTTAAGTCCTGCATTTTATCACCCCATAGCGTTTATTCTAAATAACAGTATAAAATAAACGTTCTCTGTAGGCAACAAAAAGCGTAATTTCATGGGTTCGCCTAACTTTATCGAGATAAAACACAAAATGAATTATTTCCCGGCTTCTTCGGGCTTCTCATTAAGCCGCTGCTGCGCTGCGCCGCCCCAGGAAATGCTTACTTTCCCCCTGGAAGCTGCCCGCAGTTCGGCGTTAATTTGGCCCAGTAAGTCGTCGCCGTTATCCGGGTTAAGCCGGGCATGTTTTTCGATTAAGCGGCCCAGCGTATTTAAAGCCCGGTCCAGCGTTCGGTCTTCCAGGCTTCCAGCGTGGTAGTAACTGCGCGCCCCTTCGCCTTCCGAATACCATACCCGCGTCATGCTGTCGGCGTACGCTTCGGCTTCTTCGTCGGTGCGGTTCGCTATCCAGCGTTCGACTTCTTCCAGCTGCCTTTCGCCGCATAAACGCCCCAGGCAGTAGCCAGGCTTCCCGTCTAGTTCGCCCTTAACGATTACCTGGCGGCAGTCGGGATTCGTGCAGCGGTACTTTACGTACTTTTCGGCCAGCTTACGCTTATAGAAGCTGTCCCATTTCTTACGCCAGTTAACCAGGTAAAGCTTTATTTTAGCTTTCAGCATGTAAATTTCGTGCTGTAAGCCCATAGATTCGTTCGCCAGTTCTTCTTCGTAAGCGGCCTGTTCTGCTGGGCTTAACGCTTCGCTGTAAAAGCCATGTTTGCGGGCATTCGCCGCAGCTACGGCCTTCCCGGCTTCCGTCTTCGGCCCTGTATTGCTGCCGCCGCAGTATTTACAGCGTCCGTATCCTGGGTGCTGCGTTCCTGCCCCGGCCAGCGACTTACAGAAGCCCGGCCCGCGTTTCTTCTTCGCCCCGCATGTTAAGACTTCCCGGCCCCGTATTTCTTCGATACGGTTTTTTTCGTCGGCCTTCGGGTTAAGCTGGCGCTTCCGCGTCATATCGTAGGCAGGGTCGGCAGCTGCGGCGTTCGTATTTTGCTTTTCGTCGGCCATTGTTCAGCGCCCCCTTTATTTGTAGTAAAGACTTCTGTACTTCTTTACTTCTTGAATTTCGTTCCGTAAATCGAAGGGGGCGCGCCCCGAAAGGCCCGCCCCCTTATTTTCGCTTCCTTATGTCCCTGGACATAAGTAAAGCAGCTTACCCTAAATATACGGATTACAGCGGGAAACTGCAAATTTCGTTCCCTACAGTTAACGCTTCCCGTTTATGGCTTCCATAAGCCGCTTATACGGTATCAATTCGCCGTTTACGTGCTTATAAACGTAGTCTACAGCTTCGTTACAGCCCCTGGTATAAACTTCGCTGCTTACCCCCAGCAGCTGTAAGGCTTCCCGGCGCATAATCGGCTTAATCCAGCGATACAGGCAGCAGCGCCAGCTAAACGGCAGCGCCCGGCGCATATCGGCCAGCGCCTTATCCAGCATGATTTTATTAAGCTTGCCGCCGCTTACGCCGTCGTAGGCCTTCGGCCCGCTGTTTACGATAACTACCTGGCCGTCGTCGATTTGGTCGCCATTCGCCAGCGCCTGGTAGTTTACCAGCCAGCGCCTTACGTTCTTCTTCGATACATAACCTTCAATCCGGGCCATAGCCCCAGCCCCCTTATGCCAGTTATTCCCAGGCGGTAAAAGAGAAAGAGAGACTATATATATATAATAATAAATATATATATAAATAATAAATAATATATATATAATATATATAGTAATATTATATACATAGTATATACTGTACTTCTCTCTTACTCTTTTACACACAACTACCTGTAATTCGTAGGGGGGTACTAATTCGCTGCTGCTCCCTTCCCTCTTGCTGTAGTTTACTTGTTACCCCCCTGCTGTTTCGTCGCCTTTATATATTTTTTCTGTAACCTGTTATTCGGGCCATTCCTCATTAGCCGCCTGTTTGCAGCTTCCGGGGCAACAGTTCGGGCAGTCGCCGCGTACTATATGCGGTTCGCCTTCCTCTTTTCTTCCATAGCGGGCCGTCCTTCCCGTTCCGTCGCACATACCGCAGCCGGGCTTCTCGGCCTTCCAGCCGCAACGGTCGCAGCTTTCGCCCCATTCGATAATGTCGGGCGGGTGGGTGCTTACTTCGTCCGGGCAGCGGTGCAGCGCCGCCGTTTCTGCTGGTTCCATTCGTACCCTGCCGTCCTGGAAGCCGATCTGCCCGGCCCGCAGCGCTTCGAATGCCAGCGCGTCCCGTAGCGTTGGTTCGTAGGTTTCCCAGAACATGCCCGCCATAGGCACATTATCGGGCATCCTTTCTACGGTAAAGATTCGCTTACCGTATGGCGTATCCAATATTTCCGATACCCCGGCCAGTTCCAGCAGGCCTTCGGCGATTTTGTTAACGGAAGTCGCCAGCTTCGTATCGTTCGCCCTAAAGTCCCGCAGGCATACCCTTATTACGCTTGTCCCTGTACCCATTCGTACGCTTCCTTCCATGTTCTAAAGTCCGGGGCGTCATCCCCGGCCATCCCTGGCCAGTAAGCCTTAATCGGCCATTCGCCCCAGCGGTCGTACCGCCGAAAGCGGATACCGCGCTTTTTACCCGCATGGCGGGCCGCGATTTCGTTACTTCGGTCTATTAGGTCGCGCATAGGCCGCCCCCTTAATAGTAAAGATTTCTTACTATCTTACCTTCTAGTAGTAAAGACAGCTTTATAGCTTTACTTATTTCCGTAATTTTCTTCGACTTCGGCCCAGTTAATCGATACTGCGCGAAGTACGCCCTGGTCAGCTTCTTCGCGGGCTACTACAGCGTCGAATTTATCCCAGTCACGATATTCCAGTACATGGTCGGTTATCAGCTTTTCGATTACTTCGGGCTGTAAGGCGTCCAGTTCCCAGCACTCGTAGCCGAATT